AGGGACCTCTTGTCGCTAAATACACATATATAGTTTTGAGGTCATTTTTCAACCATTTTTATTATTTTAGGGTCATTGTTAAAAAAGACACTGTTTTAACGATTTTTCATTGCATTCCATTTCAATCAATCAAACGTTTGGAAAAAAATGTAATATAAATATAAGTATGAATGACAAGCCAAAGGTTGCTTTGATGTTCCTAACAAAAAACAAGCATGCGCAGCCAAAGATTTGGGATAAGTTTTTCAAAGGAAACGAAGATAAGTTTGACGTGTTTACACATACTTCTGAACGGAATTCGAAAACTTCTCCGTTTCTAAAGAAAAATATTGTCAAAAACGTTCGCACGGAATGGGGCCATCTGATAAATGCGTATCATATTTTACTCGAAACCGCATATAAGGAATCAAAAAACGCAATTCGTTTCGTTTATCTGTCTGATTCGTGTGTTCCTATTATGTCGGGTGAAGATGCTTACATACAATTGATAAAGTCTCCAGGTAAAACGTTTGTGGATATGCCTCGACCAGATGAAGACTCGAAACGATATTTCAAAAAGAGTAACTTGGATGGAAAGCCTAACAACATACGTTTTGAAAAAGTAGGAATTTTACAGAAACACTTTTTTAAGCATTCCGGATGGTTTGCATTATGTAAAGCAGACGCAAAAATTCTCTTATCGAATCGCTCTGCGTTTTTAGCGATGAATCATATTCGCGGTGGAGACGAACATATTCTGTCAATTTTGAAAAGAAATGTAAAAAATAGTCTCTTGAACAGACCAATCACGTATGTCGATTGGAATTTAAAGGAACAAACTAAGTGGAAAAAGGATTATGAGAAATTGTGGAAAGCTTTTGATTCTTCCGAAAAAGATGAAGATAAATTGAGACTCAAAACGAAAATCACAAAGCACATCAAAGATGGGCGGCGATTCTGGCATCCGAAAACCTTTTTTGAAGTTGATAAGAAAGATATTGAAAAATTCAAGAAATCCGGCTGCGTTTTCGCTAGAAAAATAGATCCTTCATGTGATGTAAGCTTGATTATGAAGAATCTATAAAAAAACCTTTGGTCTTGTGGTCTTGTGGTCTTGTGGTCTTGTGGTCTTATGGTCTCAAAGTTAGCTCTTCAAACAATAAACGACAATGATTCCCGATAAATACACATAGAGCACAACATACACCTTAAAGAAGAGAATCGTTGCAATATTGTTTAGAATCATCGTATTCTTATTCACATCACAAATTGTGTTTAAGTTATTTTTTCGATCATTTTTTCATATTGTATCATATAATGACTCCCAAACTTATATCTTTGTTTACAGGGATAGGTGGATTCGATTCAGGTTTTGGAGGTGTTGTAGAGGTTCCCAGAGAAGCCGTTGATGACGCGTTCATCAATCTAGAAAGCCAAGTGGACGGATTTGTAATCCTAAGAAAACATGATTATGAAACTGTATTTCAAAATGATATTTTGAATGTTGATAAAATTCTCGAATGGAACAACATGAAATGTAGTAACTTCAATAAGCGTTCAATATATGATTTGATTCGTGATGAAGATTTTGAGTTTCCCGATTGCGATGTCATCATTGGAGGCTTTCCTTGCCAGCCTTTCAGCAATGCTGGTAAAAGACTAGGTTTCAATTCGGACAAATCACACGACTTGAAATCGCCGGCAAATTCTGAAAATAACGTAGGTAATTTGTATAAGTGTTTTGTGGAAGTTGTAAGACGCAAGCGTCCGAAGATTTTTGTGGCTGAAAATGTAAGAGGTCTGTTGTCAATTGAAGGAGCAATAGAGACTATTTGTAATGATTTTGCGAATTTAGGCTATAAAGTACAGTATCAACTTGTTGACTGCTGTGAATATGGAATCGCACAAACAAGACAGCGGGTTATTATAATGGGGATTCGCAATGATCACACTGGAAATTTGCCCGAAAATTGGAATGTGCTCACAAAAAATAGACGCGGTTGTAAACTGAAACATTATTTCAATCACCTTGAAAACCCGGAAGTCAGCGTTGATATTTCACAGCAATTGTTTTCGAAGGCTAAGAAACTTGTGAAAGGTCAAGGGCAATCTATTGTTGATTTGGAGGGTCCTGGGCCGACGATGAGAGCCGAACATCACGGTAACATCGAGTTTCGTAACGACAAACGCCGGTTGACTGTGCGTGAAGCCGGTTTGATACAAACTTTTTCACCAACATTCAAATTTACCGAAAAGTCAATGAGTTCACCTTACAAATATATCGGAAATGCGGTTCCACCTTTACTATCGTATTTGATTGCGGATAAAGTGGCATGTTTGTTGGATTTCTTTTGATTTTATTCTTTGTCTTTGATCTAGCTCGATTTTGATCTCGTGCGATTTTTTTTGATTTTTTTTACATGTGTAAATACTATAAACCAACACAATGGAAGAGTCACGCGAACTACTCATGAAACTTCTTATCGAACTCCTTGATAAAAAAGAATTCCAGGAAACACTTGTTGAAGAGCTTAACGAAGCTATCGATATTCCGTTCGTCGGTGAATCAAAGGAAGGCAAAGTCTTCAAGACTCTCATCAAGATCATCACAAAGACTGTTAAGAAATATGAAGACGTTCTTACTGGTGTGAAGAAAGATTAGAAAACTAGCTAATCCTTGTCTTCTTCGATCCATAAATATTTCGATTGCTGGGTCAACGAATGCCCCATTAAAATTGCAATCTTCTTCTTTTCAGCATTTGTTTTTGTAAGTAATCCTAGATCTGGTCTACTTATGAAAATATGTCTGAAATAAGTCAATGATATATTAGGATTCTTGAAAACTGCACGAACATTCGAATTAGCCCACTTGTTGAACTCCTTTTCAAAATATGTTGGATACTTCTCCACGTATGCCTTATTATCGCTCGTAGAAAACAAATAAGCACGTGGTTTCTTTTTGAGCGATAAGCGGAGTTGATAAAGAACCATCTTACTCAATGGAATTTCAAGCTGGCCATATTTTCCAGACGTCTTGTATTTGTTCAAATATAACACATCGTTATGAATATAGTTCTCATCAATGAATTTATTTGGAACGGATTTAGACTTGATCAATTTGACATTGCCGTAATCACTACGAAGTGGAGCCATATCAGTTAAAAGTGTCAATAGTAACTTGATATCTGAGCCGTCTTCCAGAGCGTCTCTAATTTTCACAGCATCTTCGTAGGTTATTTTGATATCCTGACTTTCGGTCTGAGGCTTATTTTGATCGTACTTGTCGGTTATTACTTTCCTCACTTTTTCGTATTCGGCATTCCATCGATTGTAAAGTTTTATGTTTCTTCTTTGAAACTGTTGATTATGATTGAATAGTGCCATAATTGGACTGTATGATGAATCTTTCCAGTGTAAACTTAATGTATCTTGACCTTTATTGCCTTTATTCGTGCTAGCATATTCATCTACTTTTTTAGTGAATTGTTCTGGTTCCTGGATGATTTCAATCAGACTTATATCAGACTTTTCAATAATTTTCTCTTTTATTTGAGAGATCTTCTGAGAAAATATTTTCTTAGATTTTTCGCCAAGTTTCGAGAGATTGAAGAAATCCGTGTAAAACATATCAGCATGATTGATGAATTCTTTAGATGCGGGTAAATCTGATAAATTATTCGAGCGGATGGCTTGAATGATAAATAGCACAATTGAATCAACATTAAGTGTTTCGTTAATAGATTTCGTATTCACAGCATCATATATTTTTAATCGATCGAAGAATTCTTTCGGATTCGAAATCGATGTGAAAATGACATTTGTTGAAGGCTTGTCTACGACCTTCAAGAGAATCTCATATTTAGCTTTCTTAAGCTTCGTTTTGGTTTTTCGAAGAAGTTTTACATCCATCTTTACTATTATCACATATTTTACTTTTATATGTTTCCAGTAAGTCTTTTCAACCATTTTCAAGAAAATCATACAGGTTAAGATTTTCACGATTGATTCTTTGGAGCAAGGCACATCTTAAGTGATCCAAGACTTCCTACACGATAACCGAGGATAATTGGATAATTATTCTTCAGGAAAATATTGATACTTGGAGAAAGAGAAGAACATTTCGCAAATAAAGTGAGATATTTGAGATTGAATATACCTTGAACAATTTTATCTTCATCATCTCCTTCTTCTGTTACAGAGAACTGAAAACCATTCGTAGTGGACTCCCCGATTACTGTTTTTTGATCCGCAAACGTTCCTCGGCACGTAAGTACCATGGTTTTATCGACGGTTTTGATCTCAATTTCGTCCGAGATGTTAAGCATGTCTCGACAAGTTTTCTGGAAATCTGTTGACTTCATTGTAATTATGTTCTTAAATTTAGCGGGCGGAATACGCATGAGACTATTATCGAGATCCATAAGATTGAGTTTGAACGTTGTTGATGTATTTTTAGTTGGATTTTCGATCCGTATTCCTAGATGATTAAGATCCGAGCTTTTTACGAACAGGGTTAAGATATCTTTTGTGGAGATTATCTTAATGAGTTTGAAGAAGTTTACCATATTAACACCAAGAATTTGATTTTGTAGACAATGAAACTTTTCGAAATTTTCTGATTCAAGAGTCAAATGTACGAGAGCGGAGTGTGTTGGATCCATCGAAAGTACACGAATACTTTCATTTGAAACTTCAATGGTAGTGTCTGGTAGGATTTCCTTGATTGATTCTATAAGACTTTTGAAGATAGATGCTTGTATTGTAGTTGCGTAGAAAGAATATCCTTCGAATTCATTCATATCTTGACTCATAGTAATGTATCCTGATCCATACTAACTGTAGCGTGTTATGTTTATATGTTGAAATTTTTTATAATGTTAATATAGTGATGCTGAAATCCCGGCGTCTTCCCAAAAAACTTCGAAAATGCAAAACAAGAAAACAGAAGAGACATGCCAAATGGTTCAGTGGAAATGAATGGCTAAGTGATGAGGAGATCTACAAAGCGTTGAAGACCCACGAGAAGTGCAACGAGAGATTTCGTGTATTCTTTCCGCAGACCATTGATTTTGATAAGGAAAATCTATTAGGAAAGTGTGAATTTGCGGGGCTTTGCAATTTTTCTTTCAAAAAGTTGACAACAAAATATGATAATGTTGGAGCTGTCTTAAACACAGACACTTACGAGGGCGAAGGGATTCATTGGATTTCTTTGTTTATGAACCTCAAGAAAAATAAGTTGTATTTCTTTGACTCGACTGGGAATGCGCCACCACCAGAACTTGAGAAATATCTGTTCAAACTGAAAAAACAAGCTTCAAAAATGAACATAGATTTGAAGATATATGTCAACACAATGAAGCATCAATTTGGTCACTCTGAATGTGGAATGTATTCCATAAACTTTATTGAACAAATGCTAAAAGACAATAAGTACTTTACTTACTTACAGAAGAATCGTATCAGTGATTGTGAAATGTCGAAAATGAGAAAGAACTATTTTAAGGCATGAGCTAGAGACTTAAATGAGACTTATATAATCCAGAGACCAAGCGAATACGGATACAAGAAATATGTTGTGGTAAGGAAAAAACAGAAAGATACGTAATAAAAAGGTCGTTGCGTGTTAAAGTAAAACCTCAATGCACGGTTCTC